ATTCACACGAGTCTTGTCGCGTCCGATGTGCAGCGAGTCGTAGGGGATCTTGTGCTCTTGGATCCACTTGACGGTGGCCAACTCTCCGCCCTTGCGGGAGGTGACGATGTGAATCGTGTGGCCCTTGCGGCGAAGCAACTTCAGGCCACGCGCCGTGCCTTCAGCCGGGTCGAGCCTGGTCCACCCGGTTCCTCTAGCCACATCCTTGAACCAGATGTCCCAGAACAGTCGCTGGTCCATGCCCCACTGCTCGGTCATGAAGTCCCAGACAGTCGGCTCAGCCAACTCTTCTGGCTGGACGCCTAGGTGCGCTGCAACGGTGATGCGAGCGCATTCAGTGAACGGGTAGAGAACCCCGTCTAGATCGACGCCGATGTGCGCCATGAGCATAGCCTCTCTGTCTGTGGTCTGGATGAGCCCAACGCGCCGTCGCTGCCCGCCGTCCTGTGTGTCTAGACAGGACGGCAGACAGCGAATGCGTCGATGAGCGGTTCTACTTGCGCTTGTCGCTTCGTTCCAGCGACCCCTGCACCCAGGCGACCGAGCGGTCGGCCAGGGAAGCGATCACACGGAACGTACCACCAGGGATGTCCCTGGCTTCCAGGACAAGTTCGTCCAACTCCTCACGGAGTCGATCGGCCTCGCCTGTGGCCTTGTTGTACTTGGCTGCCACGCGCTTGATGGCGTTCGCCTTCGCAGCGGGGAGTGTCGGCTTGGTCTCTGCCATCGTCGTCACTCGAACGGGTCAGCCGCATCGCCGTCGCCCGTGGGGACGTCAGGCGTGGGGATGTCGGGGGTCGGCGCAGAAGCAGCCGGGGCTACATCTGGCTTGGGCACGTCGGGAACGCCCGGCTTGGTCGCTTCCTTCGCAACAGGAGCGGCTGGCTGCGCACCGGCAAGCGCCTTGAAGCGCTTGATCTCGTTGCGTCCCTTGTACTCGCCCTTCTCCTGGATGCCAACGGTGGCCATCGCGGACAGACCGACCAGAGACTCAGCGATCTCAGCGATCGACGGCTTCTGCGTGCCGATGTAGTCACGCGTGATGCCGAAGGCGCCGAGGTTGTCGAGCGTGATCCGGTTCAAGGTCACGTCTTCCTTCGATCCGAAGACGAAGTAGTTGAAGAGGGTGCGGTTGACGTACGGACCCTCGGTGACCTGGACCTTGACCTTGATCATGTCCTTGCCGGTCGAGGCGACCATCTTGTCGGATTCCTGAACGACGACCTGATACGGCCCAGGAGGAAGGGCGTCGAAGTCGCTCGTCGACTTGCCTTCCTTCTTCGCCTTCTCCTCTGCGGCATCGATCCCGCCGAGGACGTCGTCCCAGTTGAGGTCTTCCTGAGTGGACATTTCCTACCTATGCTTTCTCTTGTTGTGTCTTGGGCTTGGGGGCATCTTCGGTTGATGGTCCGAAGATGTCGTCGATCATTGTTGAGATGTTCGGTCGGTCGATCACGATCGGCCACTTGTCGCCGATGCGGTTGCCAGCCTCGAACTCGGGCGTGGTCTGCGTGAGCAGTCGACGAATCTGCTTCCCCTCTGCGTCGTTGTCCACGAAGAGGTACGTCGTGGCGTCGAGAAGGAACGGGAGCACCGTCTGCAACTGGCCCTGGCACCACGGTACGTACTTACCGTCGATGAGCCGGGTCATTGCTACAACGACCACAGCCTCCAACGGCTTGATCGGGTGCATGGTCAGGTCCCGGATGTCTCTCACGAATCCGCCGACGTCTCGGTAGACGCCACCCCACTGTTGCATGGTGGGCTGCTTGCGGCCAGTCATGTTGTCGACTACCCGGAACTGCAACTCAGAGATCGAGTCGATGACCAGCGACTTGAATGGGTGCTGGCCCGTGTTGAGCACCTCGTAGACCTTGGCCACCGTGTCGAAGTCTCGCGTCGAGACGACTGCGGTGTCCCAGGTTCCGTCGTAGACGGGAACTGGCTCAGTGAAGGGGTTCCACTTGATGGGCTTGATCAGACCGTCAGCCTCCAAGAATCGTGCTGCGCTTTCCACGTCGCAGTACACGAGAGGCTTTGGTGCTGTGATGCTCAGCCTTGACTTGCCTTGCTTTGCCGATGCGTGAATCAGCATCGACAGTGCCCTGTCTAGGGCCGTTGTTTCTACCATTCGTCAGTTCTTCCTTGCTATCTAGGGGTCAGGGAACTGCGATGTACAGATACTAGCAGTACATCAGAACAATTGCAAGTCCGGAGTGGAAGTTTCTAGCGACTTGATGAGGATCTCTACCTTCACCGCTAGGTCTTCCAACGACCCGTCGTTGTCAATCGTGGAGTCAAAGGGGTAGTCGTCGAGTGACGTCTCGGAGGGATGATCTCCGGCAGGCCCCACGCCGGGGCGGTTCACTCGGACGACGAAAGCAGGAGAGAGAAGTCGCGGAGCGTTGGGGTTGGTGACGACTTCGGCCTCGTTGGGGAACCGAGTGTCGGTGATGACGATGTTGTCGCCTAGCGAGCACTCTCGTTCGATCCGGCTGAGCGTGGCATTCACCCACACGTTCTTGCCGATCAGGTTTCGACCGACCTCAGTCCCGATGCGCTGGAGAGTCCTCCGCAGTTCGGGGTACTTCGCCTTCGCCTCGATGTAGCCGACCTCGTCAATGGCATCTGTGTAGCGGATCGCCGTGCCGTCGTCTCGGATGCCGACGATCGGGTTCAACGCTTCAGCAGCCAGACGGAGCGTGTCAGCCCAGGCGTAGCGCCTGAACAGGTACTTGTCCACGAGGACGTCTGCTACGGAGTCCTTACCGGCTGCGCCGTATCCGCTCAGTGCGATGATCACGGCCAGAGGTTCCCGTCACGTCGGAGCCGTACGGGGGACTCTAGGGGTTCGATCTCAATGATCTCGATACCGGACTCTCGGAAGATATCATCGCCGAGCACACAGTCTGCGTACCAGTGGTTCCCTGTGGTAACGCCGTTGTTCGAGAACTTGTGCCGTACCAGTGTCTTCACGCCAGCATAGGCGACGTGCTTCGCACAGTTGGAGCACGCAGCCCAGGGACACACGAGCGTCGACCCAACTGTGGAGAAGCCCAGACGGGCTGCTGCCAACAGAGCCGACACCTCAGCGTGGACTACCCGCGCGTACTTACCGTCCTTGGGTCCGTTCCAGTAAACGTCGGAGACCCCATCGGGGAACTCGTTGCACCCGGACACAGACTCTCCGTTTGCCAGGAGAAGAACCGCCCCGTTCTGGGTGCTTGGATCCGGGCTCTTCGTGGCTACCCGGTACGCCTCGATCATGGCTTCGTCAGTAGTTGTCATCGTCTCTCTTTCTAGCACATCGGGCTATGCTTCGCAAGCCAAACATTCGGACTCTTCCTTGAAGACAGCATCCCCCTTCAACGGAGACTCTGTACGCATGTAGTACAGACCTTTGAGCCCGGTCTTCCAGGCTTCCATATGCACCTCGTGAACGTAGCGAGCGACCGCGTTTCGTGTCTCGGTGTCAGCGTCCTCAGGCGGTGTCGAGAAGAACAGGTTGAGGCTCTGCCCTTGGTCGATGTACTTCTGCCTCTGGGCTGCCTGGCGCACAAGAGCAAACTGATTGATCTCTCGGGCGGTCATGAAGACGGCCTTCTCCTCGTCAGTGAGGAAGTCGAGGTTCTTCACTGACCCGCGGTCGGCGTTGATCTTGCGCCAGGTAGCGTCGTCGTTGTGGCCCTTGGCTTCCAACAGCGCTTCGAGCGTCGGGTTGCGCCGAAGGAAGGTGCCCTTGGCCGTCTTGTTGGCGTAGACGTTGGCAACGATTGGCTGGATTCCCTCGGACACTCCACCTGAGATGATGGAGTTGGACAGCGTGGGAGCGACAGCGGTCAGGTGCGTGTTGCGTCGTCCGTAGCCCTCGCACCACGCTGGCTCTCCGTAGACGTCGGCCAACTTCGTGGTGGCGATGGTGGCCTCTTCCTGGATGTGCTTCCAGATCTCGGCGTTCAGCATCATCGCTTCGAACGACTCGAACGGGACCATCTTCGACTGCAAGAACGTGTGCCACCCAAGGGCTCCGAGGCCCAGCGCTCGGGAAGCCTCGGCGAAGCGTACGGCTCTCTCGAACCCGTCGATCTTGCTCGCCTGCTGGATGAAGTCCTCCATCACAGCGTCGAGGAACCAGATAGCCAACTGAACTGCGTTGGTGTCCTTCCACTCGTCGTAGCGAGCAAGGTTCATGGAGGACAGGCAGCACACGAAGGTGTGGTCGGCGTCGGTGTAGAGGTAGATCTCGTTGCAGAGGTTGGAGGTGGTGATCCGCAGATCCTTGTCCTTGTAGATCTGCGGCGCCTGGTTGTTGGCGTTATCGCCGAACATGGCGTAGGGCTCGCCCATCTCCCAACGGGTCTTCAGGAACTTCGACCAGACGCGGCGAGCACTTTCGTCGCCGTCTTCAACTCGTTGCATGAAGTCGTCGTCGAACACGACTGCGTGGTGGAACCCTACCGACCGGCAACGTCGACCGTCATCACCGGTCTGACGACGGATGTCGATGAACTCTTCGATGTCGGGGTGAGACACATCGAGGTACTGAGCCGAAGACCCGCGACGGACACCACCCTGGCTGACCGACGAGATCACCGTGTCTTCGATCTTCAGCCAGGGAACGATCCCCTCGGACTCTCCGTTGCCGGTGATCTCTACGCCGCGCCCTCGTACGTTGCCCCAGTAGTGGCCCATGCCTCCACCGTGCTTGGAGAGCATTGCCGTCTCATGGACGGTCTTGAAGATCCCGTCGACTGAGTCGGGTACGGTCGAGGAGAAGCAGGAGATCGGGAGCCCTCTGGTTGATCCGAAGTTCGAGCACACCGGGCTTGCTGGGCAGATCCAGTTCGACCAGAAGGCGTTGAAGAACTCGTCGGCCATCTCCGGTTGGGAGAGGATAGTGGCAGCCGCCTTCGACAATCGCTGGTACATCCCCCGCGGCGATTCGCCCTCCAGTAGATAGCCCCGGCTCAGCGTCTGGAACCCCTCTAGCGTCATCCATGTCGGCACCTCGCCAGACTTCTGGCCCTCGTTGAATC